GCGGCGCATGATGCCGGGGGGCATGGGGTGCATAGGGGGCATCGGCTGCCGAAGCATCGGGCGAGCGCTTGGGGGGCCTGCGGCCTGCCCCGGCATACCGATGGTTGGCGGCATCACCCCTGTATGAACCATGCCCTGAAGGGCAGTCAATGCGCGTGGATCGATCCGAGTGCTTCCGCCCATCACTTGCTTCCAGTTTTCTTGGCGATAGCCAAAGCTTTATCTATTGCGCCACCAGATGCGAAATATCCAGCATGAGATGCGCTTGGCAACGGTTTTACAGTACCAGATTCTGCCATGTACCCTGATTTTGAAAGATCGTCGCGAACCCTCCTCATTTGTTCAAGGCTCATCCGTGGCAAATTTTCCAAACCCGGATACAAAATTTCATGCGGTTCAAGGCGGTTTCTGATCCGATCCCATAACATCCATTGATTGGAAAACAACCCCTGACCTGCCGCTTCGGCTTCACGTTGGTTCTGTTCCAAAGCACGAACGTAAGGACCAGCGATCATTGACATTTGCTCTGGTTCTTTACTAACCCAATTTACATTCCTAAGACCTTCTGGAATTGATGGATTGTATTCGCCAGTTCGTTTGATTCTGGTTTTTGCACTTGGAATGTTATTTACATGAGCCAAGATGGCATCTACAAAATGGCCTCGACCGCCGGGCGTTCTAAGCATTTGTTGAAAAGAATCAACTCGATCAGATCTCTTTTTTCCAGAATTAAATGCTCTAAGTGTAGCTTGTTGCCATGCTTGTTGTTGCTGAGGATCATCAAAAACATTGTCTTGAAATCTAGTCGCCATATGGCGATCAATTGCAGAAATTGCAGCGTCTTTTGGAGATTGCCAAACACTGGCGAGTGATCCTGTTTTGGCGCTCAATCCCCGTACTTCGTTAATTACCCTCGCTACATGATTAGACCATTTTTCGCTTGGGCTATTGCCCGGAATCTTTGTAGGGTCAAATGTAAAAAAGTCGGGCCGATCACGCATTTTTTGCGCGAATTCTGCAATATCTGCATAGTTTGCAGATCCAGAAGCACCAATACCGCCACGACTTGCTGCATGCAATCCAAGTTGGCTGGAAATAGCTCTGGAAAAATGATTTAACTGATCTCTGCTTGGAATATCTTCCGAATAATGGTGCGGAATCATTGACGCAAGAGTTTCAATATCTCTCGGTCCTTTTGCCATGATTCTTTGTAATGCCAATTCATTTGGGGTCAATGGTTGGTTTGGAGAAATCATTCCAAACATCATTTGATTTGCAATTTGCGTAGAGGATGGCCTGCCCGCCGGTTGCATGGCGCTGATCATACGATTGTGGATTTTCTGATGAACCTCTGGAGGCAAATCGTTTGGATTGATTCCCTGAGATTTCAGATGCAGCAAGTCGTAATATGAAAATGGCTCGGGATTATCAATTCCTCCCGGCACTGTCATGTCTCGGCCGCTTAGGGTTTTAATTTTCTGCAGGCCTGCTTGCCATTTTGCGGTGTCTTTTGGCCCCAAAGAAGGCACGCCATGCCCTTCTCCAAAATGACCCCATTCAGCAGGCGTAAATTCATGGGGTTGTTTTCCCATGAAATTTACACCGGGTGCTCCTTTAACGCCTAGAGTGCCTTCTGGGCTTCCGGGGGTAATAATAGATCTGCTGGGAACTTTTATTTTCCCGCCATAAATACGGCTGATTGAATCAAGGCTCGAAAAATCTACGGGTTTTTCGTGCCCGCCGCCTTGTAAGTGCGCTTCTGCGAGAAGGTTTTTGAGTCTTTCCTCTGCTTCTGCCTGAAGAGGATTGTTGGCACTCGATGTGGATGCGTTGGATCTTTCGGATCCGGGTGACTGAATACGGCCATAATTTTCACCGTGGCTTGGAAAAGATATGTTGGTAGGATAGGCATGCAAATTGTACTTGCCGCCCAAGACTTTGTCCATTTTGTGCGCGGCTTCCAACGCTTCATCGTGATTGGATCCAGAAAGGATATCCATCGTCCTGTTTTCTAGGTCAGTTGAATGACCTTCCGCAAGACCCGCGTTATTCAAAGTGGTATAGATATCATGGACATGATCATTAGTCGCATTTTTAGGCAATCGAATGCGAACGAGACCAGAAGGGAAGCTTCTTTCAAATGGTTCGTGATGAACGCCCATCATTGAATCTTGACGGAATAGCTCTCCAAGCCCGTTCATTGAAGCATTAATATCGGCTGGGTTGTTTGGCCTGAACGTAAAATTGGGATTTGTGTATCCGCCAAATCCACCTAAACCGTGACTTAGTTCACCCTTTATGCCGGTCTGCTTTTTCCATTTTGGAACGAACTCTTCGATCATTCTATTAGAAATAGCGGATTTAGCTTGAGGATGTAATTGCTCCCAAGATTCTTGTTGCGCTGCGTCCCAAGTCTTTCCGGGAGCGACCTCAAAATATGAAGTTGGCTGGCCTTCCAATGGTTTTGTTGTGCGGCCACCTACATCGCGTGCTTGTCTGGCAATCATCATTGCTTTGCGAATCGCTTTTTGCGGATCTTGCACAATTCCTCCTGCCGCCTTCCACATTTCATCTTTCTTTTGATCGTAAGTTCCTAAATTACCGTAAACAGCTTTTGCCTGATTCTTATCAAAAATAATGTACGAGTCTTTTGCGCTAGGCAAAATATGCGACACTTCATCATCAGNCATGTTTTGTATTACGCCAATACGGTNTTCCAATTCTTGTNNTTCATGCTGAGGCAGGCCTTCGTAACGGTTCATGTAAACAATACCGTCGTGGCCTAAAGACTTTATGTGGTTGACAAGTTCATTTCGGATTTTTTCATGGGATCGTGTAGGCCNCCCANTCCAAGGTTTCCCATCTTCCGCATAATCATCATTTCCAGTCATAATCCTTTTTTTGGTTCTTGAATCAATAAGATTTTTTTCTTNCAACTGTTNCATTACGCCTGACCACCCAAATNCACCTCTGTCTATCAATCGCAAAGGATTTTTAATATTTAGATGAGCAATATATGTACGTCTTCCTTTGCCAGATTCGNTTCCGGGTAAATCTCCAAAAGTATTTGCTTGATTTATTGTTCCAAAGTGAGTGCCAATTTCTTCGCGAGGATTGATTTCTGGATTGAATGTGCCGAAATCACGATTGGAATTGTGATAAAAAACTTTTGGATTTCCGTTAGGTTCAAAAAGATCAGGATGATTACCGGCCGTGTATTCATCAAGATTTTTTTTGCGCCTCGGATCATTTGCCGGAATAAAATCAGGGTGCTTGTTGAATTCTAATGGCGGAATATCGCTTTCTACCTCTCCCCCAGTAGCGCGGGCGATGATTGCGCCGCCGGTTGCATAAGGATTAAAGCCACTGCCATAGTTCTTTGACAAAAGATTATTGGCTTCTTCTTTTGTATGGAAGCGGCCATGATTTTGAACAATGTGTTGATGTTCTGGATGTCTAGATAAATCAACTAAATCAGTATTTTGTATATCGCCAACTCTGCCCCAATTCCCAGATTTCACAAAATCCTGAACGTAGGGTAAATAACGATCTACAGGCTTTTTATTGCCTTTGCCTTTGATTTGAGCAATATCAGGTGGCGCTCCAAAAGCTTCTTGTTCAGATGGGTTTGCCTCAACCGTCACATGTGGCTCACCCGTCTTCTTATTGCGGAGTGAGTAGATTTTTGAATCACCGCTAGCAACTTCATCGGTGTAACCACCAACACAATGGCCCATTGTGTTGCCTTCGTATTTGAGGGCTTCTTCTAAATGCTTATCACCTTCAAGTTCTTTTTCATGGCCTTCTGAATAAGGGCGTCGCGGATACCAAGAAGGGTGTTTAATTTGATACCAAGCGTAATCTGTACCCGGATAGTCCTTATGCAAGAATGTCGCAGGGTTAAACGCTAGCTTCTTGTTTGCTTCCGCACGGTTATCTTCACGCCACTTGTTGATGTTGTGGACATGTTGCACCGCCTGTGGGACAGACATGCGTGACAGAGACTCAGGGTTTAACTGCAAATGATTAGGTAGGCCAGACTCTGGGTTGACGGAGTTGTGAAGTTCGTCAACTAGGTGGTCAAAACCAAGTTTTCGATCTGTGCCATATCTCCAGCTATCCATACCATTAACAATATCCAAAGGATCTAATTTATTTATCCAAGGATTTTCATTAATATCATCTTCGTTAATTTCAGATTTTTTAAGTTGCTTAATAGCATAATCAGAATTATTTTCCCATAGTTTTGCAATAGGATGAGAGGCTCGTCCAGACATTTTTCTATGTGCATCTGCTGCATATTCAAGATCATTTGTTAGATCTTCATTTCCATATTGAGAAGGCAAGTAATGCAAAATTCCACGTTCAGCCAACGCACGGATAGGGTCACGTTCTGTACCCATGTCATTTTTGACATATCGGGTTAGCTGTTTACTAACAAAGTCGTTTACTGCTTTTGCTCGATGCGCCCGTTGAACAATATGATTCGCCCGTTGAACAATAGGATGATTAACCCATTCTCCCCAGTTAGATAAAATTTCTTCCGGAGATGTAAGTTCTACTTCGCTACGAAGGAGTTTCAACGCATTCTCAACACTCCCACTCAACCACTGCCCACCCGGCTCCTTCATAATCTGTGGCCCCGCTAGGCGGGATTGAAGTTGCTGTTGTGGGTCGGTGCCGATACGCCCAAACGCATTTGCATCTGGGTCAAATCCGCCACCGCCTGCTTTATGGATTGGCTCAACCTCCCCACCAGTATTCCTGTGTATTACATAAGGTTCAGAGCTAACAATATTTTCAGGAATAACGCTTTTTGCAAGTTTAACTTGCAACCCTTTATTTACCGCTTGGGCAAGAGGGTCTGATTCATCAATTTTCCATTCGTCTTTTGGATTTTTTTTGAATTTAACAATAGAAACTTTTCCACTACCAATTTTTTTATGTTTTGCCCAATCAAGCCTGCCAGCCCAGCGAGCGGCATCTTCTGGATGCGTAGTGGCATAGACTTCGCCATTGCCATAATTCGCTCCACCCTCACCAATAGTCCAGTTAGGTTCTGATTTTTCAAGAATGCCACGCTTCATTATGGAAGGAAGATTTTTTGTCAAAGTGGCATGATATAAATATTCTTCTGGCTCAACCTCCCCACCATCCTCATACCCAGTCACACTGCTGGTGGGGACATGCTGCGCGTGGGGTTCTAGGAAGCCGCCGCCTTCCTTTTCTGATATTGGAGAAATTGACTTNGCNGNCATCAAAGCCTGTCGAATGATCTTTGATGGATCTGCTGCCATGATTATTCACCGATGTCTTTCTTGGTCTCCGCGATGTCCTTCTGGACNTCAGCGGATGGCGTGTTGTGAAGAAGGATGTCGCGCACCAACTCCATGACCTGAATCTTTTCACGAGACTGGCGATCCAGAGCACGGTTCTGCGCTTCATCCTCGGAGTCATGGTGCTTGATAGCCAACTCAGCCCGCTTGGTCTGGGCGTCCATCAGCTTTGCATGGGCAACCATGACATCTACCGTATTGTCTTCAGGCGGCGCTGGCGCGGCTTCAGGCTTTTCCTGCTTCGGATTGAAATGACCCACCTGAATCTGGCCTGAGCCTCGGCAGCCTTGGCCTTGGCCTCAGCCATCTTGGCATTGGCCTCCAGCATCTTGGCGTCAGCAGCCGCCTTCTCGTTCGCCATCTTGGCCTGCATCTGCTGAAGCTCAGGCGGCGGAGCCTGCTGGGCAGACGGGGGTGCCAGAAACTGCTGCGGGTTGCTGTAGCCAATAGCCGCCAACGCAGCCATGTCGATCGCCACCGGGTCATACATTGAAGGATTGGCAGCCTGTAGCTGCTTCAAAGCCATAATCTTCATTACACGCTGGCCGTGGGAGCGGTATTCGGGTCAGCCTGCGGCACCAACTCGCAATTGCTGATCGCGTCCATGAACGACTTCTCATCCCACTTAGTACGCGACTTACACTTGCGCTGCCAGAACGCTTCAGGGTTTTCCTTGAAACAGTCCACCAGCAGCTTGAACTCTTCAGCCTGAGCGGCATGCAGGCGCTTATGCACCGCATTCATCACCTTCACAGCCTGCTCAATCATCGCAAGGGTCGTGCCCACAGGGGCGTCAGCACGGCCTTCACCCACCTGCTGCTCGGACGTTCCACCGATACGCATACCCGTCTGCGCCATATCGGATACCAACGCCATCAACGCCTGCGACGGCGGCTGGTACGGCAACGGCATGATCGCCTGCGAGATCGGCAGCCCTCCAGTCTTCACCAAAGCGCCGCCACCCGGAGGGACGCGGAAGATGTTGGTGTTCTGCCTTGCGCCCGTGTCAGCCATCAGGAAGCCGGGGAAGTTTGAGTACATGCCCGCATCCAACAACTCACGCCATGCGGCCGTGATCGCGTTGGTGGTATTACCCAAGATATGCAGCAACCCGATGTCATAGAACCCAAGGCCGGGCACGAAGGTATACTTCACAAAGCAATTGCGCGCCTCGGGCAATTCCTGATCGTCCTCATCGTAATTGCGGACAATCGACAAAATCTCACGCGATGACTTGTCGATCGTCACCCGGTACGGAATCTCAAGGCCCGAGATCTTGCCCTTGTGCTTGTGCTCAAACCCCTGAATGTCCAACTCGCAATAACACTCATATATCTCGCGGTTGCGGTCTTCAGGGTTCTGGTCATCAGGCTGAATGCCCTGCTGAGATTTCTCCTCACGCTGCAACGCATCAAGGCTCGGGGAATTGGCCGTGCCCAACTCAATATCCCGATATACGCCCAAGATCTGCAAGCGCTTCACAGTAGACGGCCGCATCATCGACCTATGGGTAATACGCTTGGCATTACGCAGGTCGGTGGCCGAATTGTTGACAATCAGATCATCAGCATCGACGGTCTCCGAAACAGGACGGTTGCGGATGGGGCAGTTATAGACCTTCTTGAAGGCCGTACCGCCAAAGCCCAGCATCAGCAACATACGATCGGTGTCGGGGTAATACTCCGAGGCCACCGTCGTCAGATAATGNTTGAGATCCATTTCAAGCTTGTCGCCAAGCTCATCTTCATGTCGATCCGCATTCGTATCATCGTTGCGGATCTTCACAGGACCATCAGTAGGAAGAAGCTCAGACCGCGCATTGGCCTGAAAGCGCAATACCGCCTCAAGGAGCAGGGGATGTCTCACCTTGGACATGCCCTCAACAGGGGCACCGTCCGACGCTCCTTGCAGGCCCGGAATCTCAATCTTCAGGCCCAACAGCTTGATGCCTAAAGCGCGATTCTCGATCCACTCAAACCGGCTGCGGATGTCATCATCAATACCACGCAGCAACTCACTCGAAATCCGACCCAACTCGTCAGATGCAATCTCATCGGCCAGATTGCGAAACCAACTGGTGTCCTTCGGCTCGTTCACATTACCCAACGTCGCACCATCAAGCGCGATCGTCACCGAGCCATCATCGTGATCAATCTGGATGATCGTCCCATCGCCACCGACGACAGGCTTGTCACCACCTTCATCCGCACTCTCAATGACAATNTCGGTGTCATCAGNAGCCTCGTCCTCTTCAGGACCTTCCAATCGGATATTCGGCACCAAGCCGGGCGTCATAGCCATGCTAATCGTCCTTTATGATCACATCACGCAAGTTTTCCATCTCGTCCACAAATAGACGGATTCCTTCCTGTGCTGCATTATTATCCGTTTTGCCTTCCAATGTATAGATTCTGCGGTGGTCAAAGGGCGGCTGCCCCCAGACGGTCACCTCCCACAAAGGCAACGGGCCATCCTCCAGTAAATCCACCGTGGCCTGCGCCAAAATCCGCTCGCCAGATAAATCAATCACGAAAATCTCCTCACGCCGGGTACAAAGGCTCGGCTTGCTTGCCGGGGTACACCTTCATCGACTCCAATTCGGCCGCACGCTCGGCAGAACGGGTCAATAATCCTATATCACGCAAATGACGCAAGCTCATCGACACCGTATCCACCAAATCGTCATGCTTACCCTTGGGAAATTGCCCTACCTGAGTAATTAACATCTCAGCCCACGCCCGGTCAGGCGCATAAATAATCCCGTCAGCAAATAAATGCTGCACCGAATACAGCCGCGACAATTTATCCTGCGATTTAGGGTCGGAAAGCTGCACCGCAAAACCCTCATTCCCGTACAAACGCCGTAATTCCTGCGCGACAGAAATGCCTGCGGCCTTATTTTCAATAATTAACTTGTCAATTTTCAAAGATTTGGCAGTTTTGGATACTTTTTCAACCAAATCATGGAATTCCAGACGCTCCTGCCATGCGTGCATCAGCATGACCTTCGGAGCACCGTCCACATACGTCCTTTCCACATACATCGGACGGCCGTCCATGCCAATTACCCGAGTATTGGTGGCCTTGGTCTCGGCGGTAAATATCCCCCACACCGATAATGCCGAATAATCGTTCGACGTTTTCACCGTATAGGCCGTGTCCAACGACGCCACAATGAAATCCATCGGCGGAAATGAATCCTCATTCCACAATTGCCACCAGTCGCGCTTGATAACACCGCCACCGGCAGGCTCAGGACGCTGCTGCAACTGACCGGCAGCCGAAAATGGCCCCAACTGCTTCTCCAGCAGCGTGACCTCCTTGTCGCCAAAGCGCTCAGGCCACAATAACGTCCCGTCCAACTGCCGGGGATCCTTCCAGCCAATCGACGTAATAAACGATCGGTCAGCCTCATACCGCATCGGCAAACACAAATGCGTCCACTCACCCACATCCTTACTCAGGATGTGCCCCGTCAGGTCATCTTCAGCCAGCCGCTGCTGGATAATGATGTACGCGCCCGTCTTCGGATCATTCAAACGGGTAGACATCGTCCCATCCCACCAGTCAATCGTTGACTGAATGGTCGCCTCACTGAACGCCTCATTGGCGGCGTTGGGATCGTCCACCACAATGATGTTTCCGCCTTCACCCGTGACGGCCGCGCCAATCGACGTAATCAACCGCTCGCCACCCTTGTCATTGCTAAAACGCGACTTGGTGTTCTGGTCGCTATTCAACTTGAACCTGTGCCCCCACAAAGACTGATACCACGGCGATTCAATCAACCGGCGGCACTTCACCGAGTCCCTCAACGACAACTGGTTGGCATAAGAAGCATGCAAAAACTGCACGCCCGGTCCACTCGTAGGACTCAACTGACTCTGTGCCCATGCCCACGCAGGTAATGCCACAGACGTAATCGACGACTTACCCATGCGCGGCGGGATGTTGATGATCAAACGCTTGATGTCACCATCAACAACCGCCTGCAGGTGCTCGGCAACCGCTTCAATAGGCCAGCCATCCACCCAAGGGCTTGAGTCAATGAACTTCCACGCATGGCTCAGGAAGTCATACAGGCTATCCTCGCAGTCAGTCCTGTCCAACTCCATCAACTGCGCCTTGGGGTCAACCAAGACGCCGTTGCCAATATCCACCTTGCCTGAGTTTATTTTCACCGTGAATTGATCCAGCTCTGTGAATCCTTCAACTTCTCAATTTCCTGCCGCAACTTCTCAATCACACCCGCATCGCGAGTGGCACGGTCATTGTCCTCAACCACAATACTCTTGAGCCTTTCCACTTCATCTTGAAGACGCCGTAATTCTTCAATGGGAATAAGAACATCAGTCACGGCAATCTACCTTTCGGCAGCACCAGATAACACACAGGGACTTCAGC